ATGTGCTTTACATCCAAGGCGTTCTACAAGGTGCTGAAGGACCACGGCATAGCGGCCCAACCAGAGATGGCACCACTGGAGTTGGGCATCGCGGAGACACACAGCTTCTCTACAGCTAAAGAGGCGATTGTCATCGTGGTGTTCAACTTAATCGAGTGCGTTGACAACGCGGCCCTGCTGGCCAGCGTGGTGGCCCACGAGGCCACACACGTGGTGGCGCGTGTGCTTGAACACATTGGTGAAGACGTGGAGGACTTTGGCGAGGAGTCGCGGGCGTACCTGACGGAGTGGTTGGTGCGCCAGATGTTTACGGCCTGTTTAGTGGAGGTTGCCAAAATTGCAAAACGAAAAGAAAATCGAACAAAGGCTGGTCAAAAAGATCAAGGAGAAGGGGGGCCTGTGCCTGAAGTGGGTAAGCCCGTCGATGACGGGGGTGCCGGACAGGCTAGTGTTCTACAAGGGCAAGATACTCCCAGTAGAGTTGAAGGACCCCAAAGGAAAACTAAGCGCAAGGCAGGAGTTCATGTTCTTGACGCTCCTCAACCAAGGCGTGGTAACACACGTCTTGATGAGCGAACAAGAAGTAGACGAGTTCGTTGACCAACTATGACAGACGACGAAGCACACGAGGTTAAAAAGCGCACCCACATTGCCAAGGCAATGTTCAACGTTAAACGACGCGCCCTTGCCGCAGGTATTCCATTCGAGTTGGATCACGCCTACCTGTGTGCAATCGCGCCGGAGTATTGCCCAGTGTTTAAGACTAAAATTCTTTGGGGTTTTGGTCAGTCGGGCACCGTAGGGTCAAGCGGCCCAGACTCACCAAGTTTGGACCGCATCATTCCAGAAAAAGGATACGTGAAAGGAAACGTGGCATGGTTAAGCAACAGAGCAAACACAATCAAGTCCAACGCAACCCAAGACGAGTTGTACATGGTGGCGGACTGGACGCACGAAAAGATAAAGGAGGTAAATAATGGAGGTGCACGACCGCCCCCAATTGGCGACCCTGCAAATACCTACGTCACTCGCCCCACGCGCCATCGCATTATTAACGACGTTACAGCAAGGGAAAGAGCAGGCTACTGATGTTGTCATTAAAAAATTTACACCCCTACCAACAGCGCCTAGTGCAGGAGAGCAAGACCCAGCCTCACATGGGACTGCTGATGGACATGGGACTAGGCAAGACAATCACGGCGCTGACAATACTCAGCCAACTTGAGGGCAAGACGCTGATCATTGGCCCCAAGGCCGTCATTAAAAACGTTTGGAAACAGGAGGCAGAAAATTGGACGCACACAGAGAAAATGAAGTTTGCCCTCATTGTGGGAACACCACAGGAGCGCATGAAAGCGTTGCAGAGCGATTCGACCGTGTATTTGATCAATGTAGAGAACGTGGTATGGATGTTCGAGCAAGCCTCATTGCCGCGTTGGAAGACATTAGTGATCGACGAGTCGAGCAGGTTCAAAAACCCGTCTTCAAAAAGATGGAAATCACTAAAAGCACAACTAAAGAATTTCGAGCATCGGTATATCCTGACGGGGACACCAACACCCAAGTCGTACCTAGACCTGTGGACCCAAGTCGGTATACTGGATTTGGGCCAACGACTCGGGAAATCGATGACTTCCTACAAGGAGAAGTTCTTCGAGCCAGATACAAGAGATCGCAGGACGGGGATGGTATGGAGTTGGAAGCTAAAGCCAAACGCAAAGGAGCAGATTGACGCCCTGATTGGGGACATTTGTGTGTCCCTGCGCAAGGAGGACTATCTGACCATGCCACAGCGTCAGGACGTCGTGCACACCATCGAGTGGGAGAAGGAAGCCAAGCAGGCCTACAACACCATGCGCAAGAACATGGTGTTGCAAGTTGAAGAGGATATTCTCACAGCGGCGTCTGCCGGCGTGCTCACGGGCAAGCTACTGCAAATGACCGCGGGGTCTATCTACTCAGAGACCAAGGAGGTGGTGCACATCCACGACACCAAACTGGAGTACCTGACCGACATGTTGGACGACACGCCGACCATTGTGTTCTACAACTTTAAGCACAGCCTAAAACGGCTTCAGGGCGCTTTTCCTGACGCGGTGCTACTCAGCCCTGACGACGAGAAAACAATCGCCCTGTGGCGCTCTGGTAAGGTCTCAGTGCTACTGTGCCACCCTAAAAGCGTGGGCATCGGACTGAACCTACAGTGCAACGTGGGCGACACGGCGCAGATCGTTTGGTTCGACCTGCCATGGTCCAGTGAAGACTACCTACAAGCCAACGCGCGCCTGTTCAGACAGGGGCAAGAAAAGCCTGTGATTATTCATCACCTGACCATGCAAAAAAGTATTGACAGTCAGGTCATGGACGTGCTAGAAGGGAAGATCGACATGCAAAACGCGTTAATGAACGCCCTCAAACTACAATGATCAAAGTAAACGCCACAATTCGCAGGCTTTCAGACGAAGAGCCGGATCCTATCGAGCACGAGGATTCGTCCTCCGAGCCCACGATGAACGGCATGGGGTGGGCGCCATGGGACGCGGACACCGTACAGGACGTGTACAACGTGGTGTCTGAAAAATTGTCGGCGCAACAAAGGGAAATCATTGAGGCGCATTTGTCTGGGTATAACTACCACGATTTAGCGGTGACAGAGAAGTACTGGCGCTACCACTACGGGGCGGCAATTGCAAAAATACGAAAGGAGTTAAAATTGTGAACGGGTACATAGTAGAATACGTTAACCAAGGGTGGCCAACAATAGACGTCCAAATTGACGCCAAACACCCCATGTTCGAGAAAGGTCAAGACGTGCTGTCAATCTGGCACTTTGAGAACGAAGAAGAGCATGATTTCATACTGCGGGATTTACGCAGGTTTCGAGAACAGCAAACTAAAGGATTAGCATAATGTCAAATGAAGCAACAAATTTATTAGCATCTTTGGGCGTAAAACCAAAAGAGCAACGCATTCAGGAAATGGCCGGAGCGGTGACAAGATTAGTGGTAAACGAGGCATTGCGTGAGGCAAAGGCCCGTGCGCAGGTACGTGACGCAAATACTCAGGTGCAGAAGGTCGAAAAGCCCTCTCAAAATGGGTAATTCTATATAGGAAAGGCTTTTTTAGGCCTTGAATATAAGGTAACACCATGTCAACCAAATCCAAATACGAGTTTAAGCCGGAGATGTGCGACCAACTGATAGAGTTGGGTAAGACAGGCGCGTCTCAAAAAATGATGTTTGCAAGCATTGGAATCACTTCCGGCGCCGCGCAGACGTTCAAGAAAAACCACCCAGAGTTTGCGGAAGCACTGGACATGGCTGTCACCCACAGCCAAAGCTTCTGGGAGACCATGTTATTGGCCAACGTAGAAAACAAGGCCTTTAACAGCAGGGTGGCAGAGATCGCGCTGAGAGGCCAATTTGGCGACACGTACCGCGAAGACCGAAACAGCAAAGTCGAGGTCAAGGCTGACATTGTGTTGGATTTTTCTGGTGCAGTTACCGACCTAATTACGGCGCTCAAAAAAGCGGCGTAACATATCGTCGGTAGTTGTTAACAACTGCCGACATTTTGTAATATGAGGGAAAAGGTTTAGCGGCCCTGTCATTGCTCCATCAATGACTACCTCACCAAATAGCCATGGAGGGCACATCTATGAGAACATGTTCTCGTTGTTCAACTGAACAACCTCTTGAAAACTTTAGTAGGAAACTAAAAGGGTTTCAACACCACTGCAAAATGTGTGTAAAAGAAACCAATAAAGAACACTACCAAGAAAATAGAGATTCAAGACTAGCGCATCAAAAAGCATACTATCAAAACAATTCCGAAACGATAAAAGAATACACCAAAGATTGGCGTAAACAAAACGCGGAATACACTAAACATTTTGATAGATTGCGAAAATATGGGTTGACGTCAGAACAGTTTTGTAGTATGTTGGAAGATCAAGATTTTAAGTGCGTGATTTGTGAAGACACTTTAAAACAAGATCGTTCAACACACGTTGACCATGATCACTTGACAGGAGTTGTAAGGGGCATTTTATGCCACCACTGCAACACCGGTCTTGGTTGTTTTAGGGACTCAACATCGCGGATGAAAAAAGCTATTCAGTATCTTGAACGTAACCAAGAAGGTAAGTAACTATGTCAGGTCATGCGCTTCTATCCCCCAGTTCCGCCCATAGGTGGATTGCTTGCACTCCCTCGGCACGCCTTGGAGAGTTGATTCCCGAGCCAAAACGAAGGGGTGGGTTTGACCATGCAATGAATGGCACAACAGCGCATACCTATGCTGAAGCACAGCTACGTAGGCACTACAAGCAGATCACCGCGGCAGAGTACAACGAGGCAGTTAACGCGGTCAAGGAAACTGAGTACTACAACGACGAGTTTGAAAGATACGTTGCCCAGTATGTGCTCTATGTGCGAAGCCAAATTGGTGTGCAAGATGAACCACATTTTGAAGTCAAGGTAGACTATTCTGAATGGGTCACCGGAGGCACCGGAACAAGCGATGTGGTGGTTATTCGAGAAGACACCATTCACGTAATGGACGCAAAGTTTGGTGTGATGCGTGTAGACGCAAAAGAAAACGAGCAAATGAGGCTTTATGCACTAGGTTCGTACATCAAGTTTAAAGACACGCACCCACATCTAAAAAATGTGGTGTGTACCATTGTTCAACCTCGAATCGATAATGTGTCAACTGAAGAGTTGACGTTAGCGGAATTGATTGATTGGGCTGATAACATTGTCCGCCCCGCGGCCAAACTGGCTTATGCGGGAAAGGGAGAATTTTCTGCAGGATCACATTGCCAGTTCTGCAAGGCCAAGTCACAGTGCAGGGCGCGCGCAGACTTTAACAACATGGCCGCGGCGGCTGATTTCAAGGCGCCAGCGCTCCTGTCAGACAGCGAGTTAGCAAAGGTACTTACAGACGCGGCCAAGACACGCAAGTGGCTTTCTGACGTTGAAGATTACATGTTGACACAGGCCACAGACCACGGCATAATGCCCACTGGTTACGAATTGGGGCAGACAAGCACCAACCGTAAAATAGAGGCGCAAGAAGATGCTGTGAAAAAGTTACAGAAAGCTGGAATTGATGATATATTCACAACACCTGCATTAAAATCTGTGGCACAATTGGAAAAGCAGGTAGGCAAGGGGCACCTCCAAGATATTCTTGGTGACCTGATTGTCAAACCTGAAGGCGAGCCGAAGTTGGTCCCGTCAAAAGTGAAAGAAGAGTTTGGGTCTTGAGAGCCACCTATTTTAAAGTGCTCTCGAATTAGTAAACAAGGAGGCCAAGATGGCCAAGAACGAAAAAGTGGTTACCGGTAAAGTGCGTTTTTCTTATGCTAACGTGTTCAAGCCCGTTGCAAGCGAAGAGGGCAAAACTCCCAAGTACTCCGTGTCGGTAATTATCGACAAGAAGGACAAGGAGACGATCGATAAGATCAACGCGGCTTTTGAAAAAGCCAAAGCGGCAAGTGCGGCCTATTTTGGTGGCACGGTGCCTAAGGGCCTTAAAGGCGGCCTGCGTGACGGTGACGCTGAGAAGGACGACTCTGCGTACGAAAATGCGTTTTTCATCAACGCCAATTCCGTGCAAAAGCCCGGCGTTGTGGACGCTGAGTTGAACGCAATCATTGACCCAGAGGAGTTCTACTCTGGTTGCTACGGCCGAGTGTCTTTGACATTCTACGCGTACAACCAACAGGGCTCCAAGGGCATTGCCTGCGGTTTGGGTAACTTGCAAAAGTTGGAAGACGGCGAACGTCTGGGTGGTGGATCTTCTGCCGCCTCTGACTTCGCGGTCTAAGTAGGTTGGTGGTTTGTAGCCTATAAGCTACAAACCACCTATTTTGTTTAATATACTTAACATTTATCATGATCAAACTTGAATTCTCTGTTGACGAAGTCAACCAAATCTTGGGCCTGCTTGGCCGTCTACCCTTTGCTGACGTGAACATGACCATCATGGCCATCGTTGACCAAGGCCGACCACAGGCAGAGGCTTTAGAGGCCGCCAAAGTTGCTCAAGAGGAAACGAACGTTTCCACAGAAGAAACAGCGCAGTAATTTAAAAAGCTTGCTGTACCCGCGCCCATGCTTACCCGTGGGCTTTTTTGTCTCTGAAATATAATTAACTATAAAATGAACCAATACCAACAGTACATTCACAAAAGCAGATACGCCAAGTTCATGCCGGATCAAAACCGACGCGAGGACTGGAACGAAACCGTAAACCGCTACGTGAACTATGTTTTTGAAAAGACCCCCAAGCTTGATTCTTCAATGAAGCAAGACATCTTCAACGCCATCTCTGGCCATCACATCATGCCGTCGATGCGCGCCATGATGACCTCTGGAAAAGCCGCCGACCGTGACAACACCTGTGTATACAACTGCTCCTATCTCCCCGTGGACGACGTCAAGTCGTTTGACGAGGCCATGTTCATCCTGCTCTGTGGTACAGGTGTCGGCTTCTCTGTGGAATCTAAGTACACCAGCAAACTGCCCGAGGTGCCAGAGCGTTTGTTCGACTCACAGCACGTTATTAACGTGCACGACAGCAAAGAGGGTTGGGCCAAGTCATACCGCCTGTTGTTAGCCAACCTGTACGCCGGCGAGATCCCAAAATGGGACGTGAGCAAGGTGCGCGCCGCAGGAGCGCCTCTGAAGACGTTTGGCGGCCGTGCGTCGGGTCCAGAGCCACTGGTTGACTTGTTCCATTTCACAATCAAGATCTTCAAGGCCGCGCAGGGTCGCAAGCTCAACACGCTTGAGTGCCACGACATAATGTGCAAGATCGGTGAGGTTGTTGTGGTGGGCGGCGTGCGCCGTTCGGCCATGATCTCTTTGTCCGACCTGAACGACGAGCGCATTCGCTACGCCAAGTCTGGTAACTGGTGGGAGACCGCAGGCCACAGAGCACTGGCCAACAACAGCGCGGTGTACGACGTCAAGCCAACCGTTGGCACGTTCTTGGAAGAGTGGACGTCGCTGTATAACAGCCACTCAGGCGAGCGAGGTATTTTCAACCGTGAGGCCGCCAAGGCCGCGGTGGCCAAGTACGGCAAGCGTGACCCCAACTACGAGTTTGGCACAAACCCCTGCAGTGAGATCATCCTGCGCCCTTACCAGTTCTGTAACCTAACAGAGGTGATGGTGCGTCCGGAGGACACACTGGAGAGCCTAAAGCAGAAGGTGCGCATGGCGGCCATTTTAGGCACCATACAGGCCACGTTCACACACTTCCCATACCTGCGTAAGGTCTGGCAACGCAACACCGAAGAAGAGCGTTTGTTGGGTGTGTCGTTAACCGGCATCTATGACCACAAGGTCACGAGCAACCCAGACGGCGCCGCGTTGTGGTTGCCCCAGTTGCGCTTGGTTGCTGAAGAGGCCAACGCCGAGTTCGCCGACCTGCTTGGTATCCCACGCTCAACAGCTATTACAGCCGTTAAGCCTAGTGGCACGGTAAGCCAGTTGACAGACACGGCAAGCGGCATTCACCCACGCCACTCGCCCTACTACGTCCGCCGCGTGCGCGGTGACATGAAGGACCCACTGTCTCAGTTCTTGGTTACCCAAGGCATCCCCAACGAGCCGTGCGTGATGAAGCCCAACAACACGATCGTGTTCAGCTTCCCACAAAAGGCGCCAGAGGGTTTGACCACACGCGACGACATTGACGCGATTGACCACTTGGGTCTGTGGTTGACGTATCAGCGCCACTGGTGCGAGCACAAGCCCTCTGTGACCATCTCGGTCAAAGAGAGCGAGTGGCCTAAGGTGGGCGCGTTTGTTTGGGACCACTTTGACGAGATGTCAGGCGTGTCGTTCTTGCCCCACGACGGCGGCACGTACAGACAGGCCCCCTACGAGGAGTGCACCAAGGAAGAGTACGACACACTGTTGGCGCAAATGCCAACAATCGAGTGGGCGCAGTTTGCCGAAAACAAGGACAATGTGGAAGGCGCCCAAATGCTTGCCTGCGTGGCCGGCGTCTGTGAAATTTAAGGAGATAGTATGAAAGACAAATTGTTAGAAATTTGTGAAAAACTGCTTGGTTTTTTTACCATGGCCGTAGGAGGGGTAGCCATAGCCTACATGACTTTTGTTTTTGTAGGCCTGTGGGCACACCTGCACATGTACGCACTGAGCGGGTACAAATGAGCAAGCCAGATGTAGTTAATAAACCCCCTCACTACACTGAGCATCCGTCAGGTATTGAATGTATCCAAGTTACTGAACACATGGGATTTAACTTGGGTAACGCAATTAAATACATCTGGCGCTGTGATTTGAAGAAGGATGCCATTGAAGACTTGAAGAAGGCTAAATGGTACATTGAACGCGAAATTGATAGACGCACAAAATCTATGTTATAGTTGGAGCGTGTTTCATGGTGAGTCCTTGGTTGGACTTTTAAGCAGGGAGGGAAACCTCTCTGCTCTTTTTTAACGCAGATTCGTCTGCATGCCTTAGGAGCAGTTATGTCAGTTCTTTCAATCGACTTCGAGACCCGTAGCAGGGTCGATCTCAAGGTCCACGGCCTTGATGTTTATTCATCCTCCCCCACAACAGAAATAATTTGCCTCGCCGCGGGTTTTACCACGGACGACATACAGGTCTGGACGCCAGATCAGGTACCGCAGTGGGTATTAGACCATGCGGCGAATGGCGGCCTAATCGCCGCATGGAATGCGTCGTTTGAGCACCACATTTGGAACCGCGTAGGCACCCGCTTTGGGTGGCCTGAGATCCAGTGGGAGCAACTTATTGACTCCATGGCCATAGCGGCCGCAAACAACATACCCCAAGACTTGGACACGGCCGGCGCGGTCATGCAGGCTGACGTCCAAAAAGACAAGCGCGGCAAGAAGCTTATTCAACTACTGAGCAAGCCCAAGCGCGACGGCACGTTCAGCGAGGACCCAGTGCTCGTGGCCGAGATGCTTGAGTATTGCAAACGCGACGTGCAAACAGAGTTAGCTATTGTCAGTAAGTTACGAAAACTGTCACCATCCGAGCAGTCTGTTTGGGTGGTTACGCAGAAAATCAACCAACGCGGTGTTCCAGTGGACCCTGTTGAGTTGAACAACGTGATCAACTTGGTGGACCACGAGATGGAACACATCAACGAAGAAGTTACGCGGTTGACTGACGGCATTAGTGTTTCTCAACGAGGACGATTGCTTGAGTGGTTTCATTGGAATGATTTGACACTGCTAGATATGCAAGCTGAGACGATTGAAAAAGAAGCAAAGAAAATCCACGAAAACCCAAAGGTTAACAGGGTGCTCCAGTTGCGCTCTGAGGGGTCCAAAACGTCTGTAACTAAGTTTAACAAAATGGCCGACGTGCAGGTGGATGGGCGCATTCGTAATGGATTGGTGTATCACGGCGCCTCCACGGGCCGTTGGGCCAGTCGGGGTATCAACCTGCAGAACATCGCGCGCCCTGCGCTGTGGATGAAGGACCACGACATTGCAGACGCGGTGCAAATTGGTCTGGAGCACGGTGGCTACTTGGCCA